TAATCATAATCAGCGTGTTCTAATTTAGTTTCAATAGCATTACAAACAGCTAATCCTGAGTTTGTTGTTAAAGTTACAGAAACATTATCTGAAACAACACCTGCGTTATCAGTCACATTATTAAGAATACACGTTTGACCTGATGTAAAATCCTCAAATGGTGCTGTAGTTTTTATTTTTATTCTAGTAACTTGTGCTTGAGCAGGTGTTGTAAATTTGTACACCAATAAATCTGATGCGTTTTTAATTGCCATAATTATTGGGTTTTATAAAGTTAATACTATTATGATAATGCTCCAGTTCCTTGTAAACTAACTGAAAAAGTAGCGTTTTCTTCAACACCTGCATCCATAGATACTGAAGTTATAAAAGCTTCACCTGTATATGTTTTTGTTCCTACAACTCCAAATTGAACAGTTACTTTAGGGTCAGCAGCTAACATTTCAGCTATTATTTCATCAGATTGTAAACCTGTTGCTGATGTAAAATTAACAAAACTATCACTAGATAGTTCCCAAGATTTTAAACCTGATAAGTTTTCTTGCCATCCAGCTGATGATTTTGTTGTAGAATCTCTAAGGTCTCTACTAATAGACAGAGAAGCTGATGTTGCATATAATATTGTTTCATAAGATGATCCTGCGGCAGTATCTATTTTTAATACTACATCTGTTGCGTTTTGAATTGCCATTTTATTTTAGTTTTTAATTATTAGACAGTTAAAATTTATGTTTTTGTAGAACACTTCAGGAGTATTGAAATAGTCATCGTCTAAATCAACAAACCTAAATTTAGCCGAATAACTTACACCATCTTCGATATAAGTTACTTCGTACAAGTCTAAAGCTTCTACAACTGCTTTAGCTTGGTTATATGTTACAGTATAAGTGTCTGCAAAACAAGCAATACGAATTGATACATCGCAAGAGTTAAGAGAACTTCCTTTAGATAAAAAATTTGATACATTAGATATTTCAAATGTAGTGCAAGGATAAGTCACTCCTTGTGGTATAACAACTGGAAAAACCTTATTGCTACCATTAACTGAAGTAAAATCAGATGTGGATTGTAACCTTGTGACTATTTCTTTTCCTATAATTGCAAACATCTAAAATCCTGCTTGTTTAATCATTTTATCAACTAACTTATCTAAATCGCTTTCAGCTTGTAAATATATTTTTTCATTCATTTTTGTAGCTGTAGCTTCAAATACATTAGGTCTAGGGTTTTGTATTTTATTACCTTTAATTTGCATAGCAGGTAAATTTCTACTATCCTTACCCTTTACCCTTATCGGAGTAGTCTTACGAACAACAGGACCAACAAATAGTCCTGGTTGTCTTGACTTTCTAGCAGTAATTATACCAATAGTTTTCCAAGTTGGTGTTCTACCACTTTTCCTTTTATAATCTGAGTTCTTATTAAACTCTTCTTTATAAGCACTTTGAATACCTCTAGCTAACATATTAGCAGCAGGTCTAAGAGCTTTATTTATAGCTGTACGAGATTCTCTAGCCGTCTTACCAAGGTCTTTTAATCTACGTTGAACGTCTTGAATATTTCTGACTTCAATTCGTACCTCTTTTTTATTATTTATATCTTTAGCCATAACTATACTGGAGAAGCTGTTGGTAAATCTTGTTTTACAAAAACTTCAATAAACTCTTTTCTAGGGTCTATAACGAAACCTAATATCTCGTATATATCACTAGTCTCTACTTCTTCAATAATCCAATTAGCTTTAATGCCTTTTGTTTCACTTGAGTATCTTATAGTGTAAACAAATCTACCATAAGATTGTAATTCTTTTCCTTCAAACTTCTCTTCAATATCTCTAAGAGTTTTAACATTTTTATTTGCCCAAATTGTAGCTTGAACAGAATAAGAATCTGAAACTCCACCAAAAGCGTCTTGAGTTGAAGATACGGACTTTAACTTAATTCTTTGGTTAAACTCACCTGCCTTTATTTTAGCAATAAAAGCCATATCCTATAAATAGCATTTATAAGGTTGTAGTAATATTTCAGATGCCATCGGAAACGCTCTCTTGCGATCCTCTCTAAAATAATACATATCACTTGCAATTAATTTAATCGCTTGTTTTATAGCATCAGGAATATCACTTGCTGCATCGCCAATACCAGTTTGGAATTGGAAATAATAAACTTGGTCATTTTCACCATTCAAATCATTTGTGTCAATAGCTGTAGGTGTATTGTGTAATGTAACAATATTTGGATTTGAATTATTATTACAAAACCAATTATCAACAATAAAATAAGTATAAGTTGTACCACTAGAAGCTAAATAATATAACCCATCTTTATTATTCCCACTTAAGTTAAACTTACAATCAGGATAATATAAGCTAAATTTAGTTGGTAACTCATTAAACCAAATTTTGTACTTAGCTGTACAAAAATGCCTGTTACAATAATTTTCAGCCATTTGAGTCGCAGCACTTATATATGTACTTAACAAAGTGTCCTCATCAGAAGTATCAATTCTAAGTTGAGACTTTAACTCAGCAGTTGTTACTACTTGAGTAGCAGGATAAGCTATAAGTTCTAAATTCCCATATCTGTTTTGACTTGGGTTTAGATACTCGTAGTTGTTAAAATTATATATATTATCTAAATACGACATATTTGGTTTTATAAAGAAAAGGGAAAGGGAGTTACCCCTTTCGCCTTTTTAATTGATTATAATCCTAGTGTTCGAACTCTACTAAACATCTTGAGAACGCAGCAGGGTGAGTCAAGCCAAATGAAATGTACTTGTTAATCACCAATCTTACAGCAGCTTTGTGAGCTTGTGTGAAATTGTCCACCGTGATGTCCAAACCACCAAAATGTCCTACCATCAATTTAGAGTAATCTCCGAATATAGCAACTACATCAGAGTTAGATGCATCTTTAGAACATCCATTACTAAATATAGTTTTGTAACCATTGAAGTCCATACCTTGCATCGCAGCACTT